GCCATAGCACCTTGACCTGCTGCAAGTAATGCAGATAATCCTGAAAATTCTCCTTCACTTCCTTCTTGAGCTAATTGAGCCCCAATATTTAAACCACCTCCAAGAATTCCTCCACCTAATACATTTGCGTATTTACCAGCTCTTAATAGATTTCCTATTCCACTAGCTCCTGCTGCAAATAAATTAGGAGCCAGATAAGGTGCGAACGCAGCTAAGTAAGGTAATGCTGGTTTGATCTCGTTAGGTATGATCTTATCGAGTACTTTTGAAATCGGTTTAGTTATTTTTTTTAATAAGCCCATAATATCTCTTTAAATGTATTGAAAATGCAAGTGAGCTACTCTTGAAAATAAGCTCCGAAAGACCAGTTTACTAGGTTTTCCGCGCATCGTCAACAATTATACCTCTCCGCTATTAGCACCTAAATCTATTTGAGCGACCTTAACATGGACATCTCTTCTAATATGTTCTCTTTTAGTAGCTGTAGATGGGTTATCTACATCATCATCAGCTTCCTTATCGGACATATATTCTTGTCCTGTTTCCATATTAGTTAGAGTAATCTCCACTTCAGGAGTAATAACGTGGGTTTTTTTACCCTCTATTACTTTATACTCACTTTTTGCTTCTTGCTCTATAAATGGCATCTTCCTCCTATGTTTGTGTGACCTCTGTAGGTCTAGAAATTTGTAATACTGATGCAGTCATTTTTATAACATTTCCTGTAGCACATTGCATCTTCAATTTATCACCTGCTTCCAGGACAATTANGTTATTAAAAGTCAATAAATCCACNCTTCCACTNGCNCCTACANTNACCTTATCCCACTCATAATCTGTAGTTCCCGAAGCATCATAAACCTTAACATCGACATCTAAAGCTCCACTATGAGTATTAAATAATTTAATAGTTTTAACTAAAGAACTAGTAGCAGTTGGAGATTCATACATATCATCGTATGATCCTGCAGATGTTATTTTAGCCTGAATGTTTTTATATGTGTTTGCCATTATGAGAAAAAGAAATTAAGCCTTTCTTGGTCATCCTTATCTGGTTGTAAATAGGTTGAGTTTAGTTGTTGAATTAAAGAAGTCAAAGTTCTGTTAATCTGTCTTTGATTATCTTCTGAATATTCTTTTTTAGGTTCTGGTAATCTTACTACTATCTTTGTCATTATCTTCTACCATCCGGTTGTAGGTCAACTTGAAAAGTTCCAAATCTCCAGTTTTCAGCTAACCCATCATTTTCAATTCTTAAACTTGCATATCTTCCTCTTGCTCGAGTATCCACTTTTTGTGTACTTGGTAAAATAGTAAAAGGACTGTATGTACTATTAGCCAGTGTATCCGCTGGATAATCTTTAAGTTTAATAGTAACTTTAGCTGATGTTTCTAATACTTTAAAATTAGGTATAAATCTTCTCATCGCTAAAAANACTTCTGTTTGATCTTGAGCTAATGAAAAATTATANGATTGTATAAACGAAGTAAGTTTAGTTGTTGTTCCATCAGGATCAATTTGATCTGTTCCTACTTCATGTTGAAAATAAACGGTTTGACCTAATCCGCTAGCTCCTACAATAGATGGAAAAGTTCCTTCAGATGAACTATTAAATCTGGTTGCATAAGGTTTAGGGTAAATAACAGAGTCAATCCAAGTAGTTCTAATAGCGTTAACATTTGTCCCTGTATACCAATTCCCCATTGGTACATCTTTAGATTCACCATAATTAAAAATTACATATCTATCATTATAAGTAGCACCACTTGTTGGATAATACCAAACTACTTCAGTAAATAGATTATTAATTCCTGCGCAAACTTGTTGACCTTTAGTAGTATCAAAGTCATCAAAGACATAATCTTCTACACTACAAGGTAAGTTATTAACGGTACCATCAAAAGAAAAGAATCCATTATTACCTATCCAATAAGCTACTCCATCTATTTCAACTACGGCATTTTGACCAATCAATCCACAGTTCGTCCCCACCTGTTCAAACCCAAAGGTAAATGGAGAACCTACAAATTTCATTGAATACAATGCATTATCGGTCCAAACCAAAATATTTTCTTTAGCAACAATGGCTCCCATAATTTTGGATCCATCTTGCAATCTATAAGTACCAGCACTATTATCCGCGCTCGGCGCATATTCATTAAGTTGTTCTTGATTAGAAAATCGAATGAACATGTCGTCTTGAGAAGATGCGGTACCAATAGTTGTTTCTGTTCCTAAATGAATTAAGTGTCTTGTCGTTGGTGAAATTAAAGTCAATCTACTTGCAGTTGGATTACCTTCATTTCCTGTAATTTTAGTTACGTAGTTAGTTGTATTTCTAGAAGCTCTCGTTGTAAAATTAGCTGCAATCGAAGAATCCCAAGTATAAGTTTTTCCATTTGCAATAGTTGCAACTAAAACTGAACCCCAATTACTTAAAGACCATAAACCTGGTTCAAGTGTAACTGATGATGCTTCTACAGCGTCGCCCCATCCTGCCCAATTCGTTGCATCTTGTGCTGTTGCTCCACTTGAATGCGCTTGTCCATTGGAAGTTCCTGGAGTTGCTGTTCCTAAAGCTCCTCTAGTTATTCCCGTTACGGCTGGAGCTGAAATTCCTGTGTAAGTAATTAATTCTGCATTAGGTACTGTTCCTACAGCTACAGTTCCTGCCGGAGATGTAAATCCTCCAGAAGAAGTTAAAGTAACACTTGTACCAACTCCACCGGTACCGGCTGTATCTGCATTTAATGCACCATTAGTTGTTGTTGATTGAACGCCTGAAATAGTTCCCCCATAGTTTCCAATTCCAAAACCATATCCATAAGATTGCTCTGAAGGACCCACTCTTGCATAAGGTTTAACAGTCGCTGAACTTCCCGAAGTTAAATCAGAACCTCCTCCATTTGCTTCTGCAGTAGGTGATGTAATAGTAAAAGTAGTATTGCTTGGAACACTAATAACTTGACAAATTTGATCTTCAAAAAGTGTAGCACTTAAACTCGAACCCGTTGGCATTGTTACACTATCCAAAACAATCATATCTCCTACTTCAATACTGTGTGAACCTGACGTAGTAATAGTAATAGAAGTTCCGGGCGCTGTACTATTAGTTGTTAAAGTTGCGGAAAAAGTAATAAGGTTAGCTGCATTGTCATCTTTCCAAGGCGTAATATCATAAACAGCTCCTTCATAATAAACTAATAAAAATTTATCTGTTCCAATAGCTACGTATCGGTTTCCATCTAAGTCTACNAAAGAGTGTTGTTTTCTTGCTACACCATGAATAGTATCTGTTAAAAGAGAAGACCANCCTCCTACTTTTTCAGGAAGTCCATATCTCCATCTAACATTATCTGAGTCTACCCATCTGCCAATCGCTCCGACAGCGGTATCCTGTTTATCTACTCCTGGGGCAAATTTAATTGACGTTAGAGCCATTGTTTAGCTCCTATGTTGCTTTACTCAAATAATTCCAGCCACAAGTTGCATCGGTATATACCAATGTAACTGACATTTTATTTGTGGTTAAATCTAAATCAGCGGCAGCATTTAATATATTTTTTCCATTTCTACCGACTGTACATTTATTTGAGCCAAAATAATTTCTTACATCTATAATTGTTACAGTATCGCCGGCTTCTGGAGAAGCAGGTAAATTAACTGTTACCACAGCTGAAGTTGTATTTACAAAAATTTGATCTCCGGCCACGGCTGTAAAAGGACTATAAGTATTATCAATAGAATATACACCATTTTTTAATACAATAACTTTAGTTTCACTTCCATCAGATCTACAAAGATTAACAGATTTATTAGCAAGTTGGGTAGTAGTAGAACCCCCTGCAGTTAATACTCCTAAAGTATATTTATTAGTACCGTTTCTGTTTGTTTGATCATCAATAAACCAAACTCTATTAGCTGTGTTTGGCATTGTTAAAGTTCTGTTAGCTGCTAAAGTGCCATATAATCTAAGGTAAACATTTTTACCATTAGAAGTAGCTCCATCAGTTAAAGCTAATGTTACATCAGATGCAGCCATATCAATAGATGCATAGCCTGTAGCTGCTTGTTCTACAATCTGTAAGTTTGTATTAGTGATTCCACCCCATTGTCCGGCTTTCTCACCTGTTGTTATAAGTTCTAATTTTGTATTTGTACTATAAGTTGATGCCATAATTTTTTAACACTCGTCAATT